CCCCAGTTAGTCGCTGTACAGTATTTATATGCCATAGTTGCTTCCTCCTTTTGCTTGTTTATAAATCATAATTAACTTGTTGTCACCGTCTTAATTGTAAAATCTGGAACTTCCCATTCTTCAGTAATACTTACATAAGATCCTGAATAACCTCCTGCAATGAACCCCTCTGTAACAGTTCCTCCGCCAGCAACAGCACCTCTCGCCGTCGCTATATCTGCTATTTCAGTCCATGAAGTTCCATCCCATTGTTCTGTATTAGCTCTCTGAGGTGGATCACTATCTCCTCCTGCCATAAGGGCTGATGTGTAAATACCAAAGCCTCCACCTGCAAATCTAGCCGTATTTAAATCTGCCACCTCTGTCCATGAACTACCATCCCAAGATTCTGTATTACCTGAAATAGGAAATCGTCCCATCGCTAACATTGCTGTTGTAGTTCCATTTGATGAGCCTGTCGTTCTACCTGCTGTATTTAAATCTGAAACTTCTGTCCACGATGAACCATTCCACGTTTCTGCAGCTCCAGTATGTGAAAAACCAGGTGGAGGTCCAAAACCACCAAATGCCATACCATTAGTAGATGTTCCACCAGCTCCATGTTGAGATGTATTAGTATTTCGCTCCGCAACTTCTGTCCAAGAACTACCGTTCCAAGATTCAACAGCTCCAGGCATTCCTGTTCCCGGTCTCGTTGTGCTTCCAGTTGTTGCTATCGCTGCCGTATTACTTGCTCCAAAACCACTCGGTGGTGATCCTCTTGCTGTGTTTAAATCTGCTACCTCGGTAAATGAAGTGCCATTATAAGATTCAGTAATTGCTGTTCCACTAGGAGGGGAGCCAGGAAATCCACCAGATACTAATCCTGATGGTGTTGAACCAGAGCTGTATGCTCCACGTCTTGAAGAGTTTAAACTTCCGCCGCTTGACCAAGAGCCAACTCCAGTAAAAACATTTTTAAACTGCCCTGTTGATGAGTTGTAATAAAAGTCTCCAACAATCGCGTCAGCATAAGCCGCTGCTGGATCTGTCGGTTGTATTCCTGAAAAAGTCCATTCCTCTGTTGCATTAGTGTTTCCAGGAACAAGTTCACCTCCTGAAGCTAAAGCTTGTGTGAATGTTCCAGCACCTCCGCCTGCCATACCAGTTCTTGCTATTGCTAAATCTGCAACCTCTGTCCAACTAGAGCCATCCCAAGATTCTGTTTTAGCTGATTTTGGTGGATCCTCTCCACCAAAAAATAAAGCGGCTGTATATACCGATCCTGCTGATCCTGCATATCTTCGACCTGTTCCTAAATCACTTACCTCAGTCCAACTTGAACCATTCCAAGATTCGGTATTTCCTACATTACCCGGAGATGCAGCTCCACCAAAACCTAAAGCTGCTGTTGAAATTCCTGCAGCCCCTAATCCTTGACGAGCTGTATTCAAATCGTTTACTTCCGTCCAAGAGGTTCCATCCCAAGATTCGGTATTTGCTACGTATGTTGTAGTATATCCTCCAAAACCTAAAGATGCAGTTGAAGTCCCACCACCATTTAATAATCTTCTAGCTGTGTTCAAATTATTAACTTCAGTCCACGCACTTCCATTCCAAACTTCTGTTTCATTTTTATTATTTGGGTGAACAGATCCTCCAAAAACTAAACTAGCTGGAGTGGTGCCAGTGCCAGCAAGTTGATTTCTAGCTAAATTTAAATCTGCTACTTCAGTCCATGAAGTACCATTATATTGCTCATGATTTGCAGTAACAGAAGGATTACTTCCACCTGCTGAAAAGGCTGCAGTGTAAGTCCCACCCATAGCGTGCATACTTTTGTCAGAATTTAGATTACCACCAGATGACCACGCTCCTGCATAAGGATTATTTTCAATTGCTTGTGCAAATGGAACCGGATCTTCTGTACGGGTTTGAACTTGGAACCCCTTTATACCTTTATATTCAGACATAGCTATTATTTATCCTTTAATAGCCAACCTTGAGTTGAGTCTACATAAACCAATGTAAAACCTGCTCTCTCGGTTGACACTGTTAAATCTGCTGCAGAACCCTGTATCTTGTGTGAGTTTCTTCCTACTGTTAAATTGTTAGTATCAAAAGTACCTGCGTAATCTATTATTGAAATTTCATCACCTTGTGTTGCTGATCCTGGTAAAGTCATCGTAATTGCTGATGATGATGTATCAACAAAGTAACCAAGACCCGCAGACATTGTTGCGTTAGTTGTTGCAACAGCTTGCCATGATGTTCCACCAGATACTTCAGCAAAAGATAACTGACCAACACCTGTTGTGCCTGATCCTGTTACCGAATCAACTTTTAAAAATCTATCTGCTGTTACGTTACCTGTAGGGAACTTTAATGTGTAAGATTGTGAAGCTGAGTGTGGAGGAGATTGCAGCTTGATACCGTGGGAGTTGGACTCACAGTTAAGTTGGATAGTTCCAGGGTTAGTGTTACCGCCAACTTCTACAAAACCTGTTCCGTTTGGTGTCGCTGTAATATTTCCGTTTGCACCATCTGTAATTGTAATTGTACCAGAGTTAGTTCCTGAGTTTGTATCTAAAATTAAATCATACGCACCACTTGATGTAATAGTTGAGTTTGCTGATCCTGTACCAACTACAATCTCACCAGATCCTTTTGGTGCTAAAGCTAAATCAATATTCGAATCACCACCGGCAGCAGCTAATTTTGGATCATTACCTGTTGCAGCATTTGTAACTTCTAACTGGTTTACAGCTGAAGACGTTGTTTGAAATACTATCTGTTCGTTATCGTTTTCGTCTCTAATTCCATGATCATCATCAATAAGAATGTTAAAAGAGTTAGTGTCTAAATCACCACCTAATTGTGGAGATGTATCATCAACCACATCACTTGCAGTTGATACTTCGTAAATATTTGGATTTGTTCCGTCAGATGCATCTGCAAAAACTATTTTTGTAGATTTTTGTGTTGCACTGAAAGTAACACTATTTCCTGATCCAGAAGCATATTTAAATTGTACTGTGTAAGAACCAGAAGTTGAATTTTTTAAAATATAAAAAGTTTGTACATCTAAAGGAATTGTAACGATTTGGTTACCTGTAATTGTTCCTGTAAATTCGATAACTCTGTGGGCAAGAACAGCTCCAGTTGATCCGTCAGAAACTGATAATGCAGTTGTTTGAGCACCACCTGCAATAGATTGCGCTGTATATCCACCAGTTATTTGCTCTATAATCTGTAAGTTTGTATTTGTCTTTGTACCCCATGTACCCGCATTTTCACCAGTTGCCTGAAGTTCAATACCGAGAGGTGTATATGTCGATGCCATATTAAGCTGCTTCTCCTGTTACGTCGTTATAGCTTGTATTTGAGCCAGTTGCAACATCCGAATAAGAAGTATTCGAACCCGTTGAAATATCACTATACGACGTGTTACTACCCGTGTCAATATTAGCTAAAGCAATAACATTTACTGCTCCTATGCCGGCTGTAGCAGAAACACCAGTTAATCCCATAACTTGATCTGCAGGGTCTATTGTTCCTACAGAACTTGTTGAAGAAACACCCGTTAATCCCATAACATCTGCAGGTGCTAAACTACCTGTTGAACTAGTTATAACTTGACTAGATAAAGTAACCACAGAGGAACCTAATCCCACCAAAGAACCTAGAGTTGTTTCTATATTTAATCCAGATAAAATGGCTGCATCGTTTGGAACTGTAACAGAACCTATATTACCTGTTACTGTAAATCCTGATGGGAAGACACCTGTTCCTACAAATGAAATTGTAGTTCCTTGACTTGATGTTATAGCTTGTCCAGTTACGGAAACATCTTCGTTTGGTGCAACTGCTGTTCCTTGAGCAACAGTAGATGATAATCCTGTTAGTCCCATTATTTGATCCGCAGGATCCACTACACCAATCGCTGCTGTGGATGATAATCCAGAAACAGCAAAAGATACGTTTATTACGTTTGTAACCGAATCAACAGTTGATTGGAATGATACTCCACCAACTTCTACTGTTTTTGGTATAACCGGTGATATTGATCCAACAGAAGATGTAGATGAAACTCCTGTTAAGGCAAAAGATAAATCTATAACGTTACTAATTGTGCCTAATGAAGATGTAGATGATACGCCTGTTAATGAAACTGTTTCGTCAGCTAGATTTCCCCACTCACTATCATTCCATGCTTTTGCACCCCAACCAGTTGCAAGAACTGCGTCACGGTTCCAATAAGCTTGGCCCCAGGTGAATCGACCCCATCCTGAAGAAACCGACATAGTGGTCCTCCTATGCTAATCTTATGATTGCGTTTGTAGCGTCAGCTGTTGGGAATTGAATTGTGAAAGTTCCGTTAGTCGCTGTTTTATCAGAACCAAAAGCGATTGCACAAACAGCTGCATTTGTTGCAGATGAATTATAAATTAATGCACCGTTAGCTGTAAAAGAAGCTGATGAAAAACTTACATCTGAAAAATCACAGATTGCAGTTGTGCTTGATGCCACTGGAGTTACGCTTGTTAACGTAGCGCCACCAGAAGTGTATGCACTTCCAGATGTGTTTGTGATTTCTTCCGAAGTTGTGAAAGCTGTAGTTCCTGCTCCAAGAGTTGCGTCGCTATCATACAAAGCAATTTTAAAAGTGTTACCAGTTGTTGCTGTAAAATTGTGAACACCTTTTAATAGTTCTACTTTAAAACTTGTACAAATTGCCGATGTTATTGCCATTTTTTATCTCCTATGGGTTTGCTGAGTTTACTGGAATTCTAACTGCACCGTCTGTGTAGTCGTCTCTTCTTCGTCTTCCAACTTGCTCGTTAGCAAACTTCTGTACTTCTTCTTTATACTTTTGCTCGTATAAAGTCAACATATCTGCTGGTCCTTTTAAGAAGCCATAAGTTTCTGCCAAACAGCAATATAACAAGCCATTAGGGAAGTTTAAGCTAATATAGTTAGTATTGTCACTCTCTAAAAGAGCTGGAGCCACGTTATAGTGCACTCTAAATTTATAGTTTGTATTAGGGGTAGGAGCTAAAAATATACGCCCTGATGTAGTGTCTGACTCTCCTGTAGCACCACCAAACATAGCATAGTATTTTGGTTTACCCTGTGCTGCAGCTGTGCCTGTAATGGGTTGATATTCTTGTAGGTAGGTTACGTCTTTTTTCTCTAACCAAGTATTAGATCCTGTAAGCACAGCGCTTGAATCATAGACCTGTATACCTCTAATAAATACAGCTCCTGCTGGAGCATTAATTGTTTCTTGTCCTGGAACTAAATTACCTGATTGTTGTTTTCTATCTGCATCGATAGGCACATCTCTAAAAATTCTATATTGTGCATTTAAAATAATATTTTCTAACACCGAATCAGATAACACATTAGAATCAACTTCTGTGTAACTTCTTATTTGTGTTTTTAATCCTGATGCACTTAATCCTGCCATTATGCTTGTTGTGTAGCTGGTCCAGCGGACGCAGATCCACCTCCTCCTTTTTCTGATGCCGTCGCAGTTGAACCAGACGGAAACGTATAATTATTATCATCTACTTTAGTAATTGTAAATCCACTTGAACCGTTAATTGTAGAGGCAGCTATTCCACCAACTAACTCTGCATCTCTAAATCTAACAGTATCACTTGTAGATCTACCATGATTCGGTTCGTTTACAGAAACAGTTGCAGATCCGTTTGTTGTTGTGAAAGCATTTAAAGGTAAAAGTCTAGGTGTAGCTGGCTCTGTTCTTCCTGGTCTAATATTACGTAAAGAGATTGCATCACCATTCATTGGTTTTGGTTCTAGTTGTGGTTGCTTTGGTTCAAATTCAGATATGTGAACTAAGGACCCGTTCCATTCTCTAACCATTTCTTTGTATGGAAACTCCATACCAGATCTATCTGATATTGCTTTTGCGTATTTACCTGTTGCAAATTTTGCCATTATGAACTTGGGTAATAAGCTTTAGGCGTAATATATGTGCTTGAAGCTGACCCATCCTCTGCTAATGCTCGAGCTAATTCATCTTCATAAGCTAGTTTCATAGCTTGTATTAACTCTGGTTTATATTTTTGTGCTAAATAATATGCAAGTCCAGACACCATACAAGGCACAAATCTAAATGGAACATCGCTTGCATTAGTGTAATCACCTACGTCTTGTATTCTTTTTATAAAATAAAAATGCATATCTTTTGATGCATTTGTAGAATCAGGTGTTGGATAAATATGTATTCTAACTTTGTCTATAAATCTTTCTACCCAATACTGATTCGGTGTTCCTTTTGATAATTTATTAGAAAATGCTGCATAAGTAGATCTATCTACTTTTGTCATTGGCGAATCAGCTTGTGTTGTTTGAGTTCTATTAGATCTTAACTGTGCCTCTAAAACATCTGATATACCAAAAACACTAGCAGGAGCAGTCGTTGTTGCACTTGTGCCATCATCAGATGATCTAAAAAAATCGTAGTCTGATTGTCCTTCAATTAAATCTAGATTCGTATCACCTATTTCCCAGTAGTGGATACCTCTGTTTCCCCACTCCTGAAACAAAATATTTAAAGATCTTCTTGCAGATTTTAGTTGATAACCAGATACGTTTTGTAAACCAATACGCTCGTGTGCTTCCTCCACTATCTCATCAATAGCAAAAGTTTTGTCGAACGTAGTAGTTCCAGAGGTAGTATTTGCCATTTAAACTCCTTAGCCAGTATATCCGATAGTAACAGATGTAGTGTTTGTTAAATCTAGATAAATACCAGTTTCAACTCTTATACCACTTCCAGGAACATAAATGTCGATTCCTTCAGTTCCGCAGTTTCCTTCAAATACTACAGCTCCCGAATCACTTGTTCCATCATGTAGTTTAATATTACTATTAGCCACTCCCTCTACTTGAATGTATGTAATTCTAGCAGGTCCAATCGCAGCTCCTGATGTTCCATCGAAGTCAGTTACAGTTCCAAATCTACCATCTGAAGTTCTACAAGAAAACTTTTGATCTGATAATGCCATATTTTATTCTCCTATTGGTGTGGGTGAGTATCAGGATCCAAAAGGTCCCGCATTTCTCACCCACATAATTATTATGCTCCTAGTATTCCTAAGAACGTTATTCTCATTGTTACACCAGATGCTCCTGGGTCACCACTTACAACAACTTCTACTTCATCAGCAGTTCCTGTTGCACCAGTTGTTCCAGTTCCAATTCCTCTAACTCCATTACATCCAAAGATACCTTTGAATCCTGTAGAGTTAACAGCAATAGATGCACCATCAAGATAAGAATCCGTATCCGCGTCGTCACCAATGTCTTGTAAGTTTACAGCATTAGTCGCAGCAGTAGTTACGTTAACCATTACCGCCATTGGAATAAAGTTAGCTGGCATTCCGATTGCAGCTTCTTTTCCTGTAGTAGCACCGTCAGCAACAGTAACTTCAGCTTGGTAAGTTTGCATCGTAAGTGTGTTTGTAGATGCAGCTTTTAACTCAACCGAACCACCTGTGTTGCTTGATGTATCACCAGTTGCGTTTGTTCCCATAACTGCTTTGTCAGTAAGAACTCCCGTGCTAGTGTTTTTTGTTGATACTTTTACAGTAGACTCAGATCTTACTGGTCCTGTAAATGTTGTATTTGCCATAATTATATCCTCCTAGTTTTACGAATACTGTCTCTAGGCCGTCGACTATACTCGTCAGCATTCTAATTAATTGTATAGTTTGAAAGTTATACTCTTATTTTTTCAAGAGTGCAAGAGAGCCTGTACTTTGGTTTGATATTTATCCAAGATGTAGCTTTTTATTAAGTAGCTACAGAAACTTCGGGTGCAGCGTCTTCTATTTTGCTAGAGAGAGAAGCTATTTTAGCCTCTTCTTGCTTGATCTGATTAACAACTTCTCTAATTTTTTTGTCAATCCTAACCATGTCCAAAGTATATCTTTGGTTGTCACGCTGATGCACCGCCCACTCTGTCTCGAGACTTCTCTTCTGTTTGTAAAGGTCTCTGACTTGTATTTGCATCTATGGTCTCCTCATAGGTTATCCATAATTTAGACGAATCA